CGTGCCTCGCAAGGGCGTGATGACTCGATACGCCAAGAAGATGGTGCGTCCTGATATGTACGGACTCGTTATTGTCCGCGGCCTTGTTGGCTAAGCATAACTGACGTAGGTCAAAATAGTGAAAGCCCCGCCTCTTTTGAGGCGGGGCTTTCTATTTAGTACTAGACTGTACGCGAGGTAAAAGCATGGCCATCCCTAAACTATATCCCAAATCAACGAGTAATGCTAATGTACTCCCTGTAACTGGGACGGCCGCCAGTGTAACTACCACTTTGCCATTTGGAATTTACGCAGCATCCCCCGCCTTCCTCTCCGGCGCCTCGGACCAGGTGGCCTTTACCTATAAGAAGCTAGGAGGGGACGTCCTCGATATTGAATTGGCCCCGGGGAATGTATATGCAGCGTACGAAGAGGCTGTCCTTGAATATTCATATATTCTAAACATCCACCAGAGCAAGAATGCGCTTTCGGATCTCCTCGGAGCCCCCACGGGTACCTTCGATCAGGACGGCGCCATCACCAACGAACTCTCCGGCGCTAGCGCATCACTCGCTTACCCCCGATTTGATTATGGCTTCCCTCGCCGAGTCTGGGATCGTACCGCAACCGAAACCGGTATTGGGGGCACGTTACCTATCTATTCCGGGTCCTTTAAGATGGTACCCCAAAAACAAGATTATGATCTGCAACTAATCCTCTCCGCTTCCTCTGCCCTTACTGGCACTCTACCCTATGCCGGCCAGGTCAGGGACAAACGAATTGTAATTAGAAAAGTATTCTATAAGACGCCCCGGGCAATGTGGCGTTTCTACGGATACTACGGAGGATTCTCAGTTGTGGGCAACCTTCGCACATACGGACAGTACGCTGACGACTCGACCTTCGAGATAGTTCCCACGTGGCAGAACAAACTTCAGGCCATGGCCTATGAAGATGCTCTCTACACTCGCGTCTCCCACTATTCGTATGAGATCAAGAATAATAATCTAAGACTATTCCCACAGCCCAACTCGACAAGTCCGGAGAAGTTTTGGGTACAATTCAGCATTGAAAACCAATATTCTCCATGGGAAGAGGGCTCCGGTGAGCCTAAGTCGGGTATCAAGGGAGTTAATAATATGAACACCCTCCCGTTTGCTAATATACCCTTTGAGAACATCAATGCCATTGGAAAACAATGGATTCGTCGCTTCGCACTCGCCCTTGCTAAAGAGATGTTGGGTCAAATACGGGGTAAGTTTGCCACCGTTCCCATTCCTGGTGAAAGCGTCACCCTCAATGCGGCGGAGTTGCTCGGCCAAGCTAAGGCCGAACAAGATGCGCTTAGAGAGGAGCTTAAGGTAACCCTCGATGAGTTGACGTACGTGGAGATGGCCACAAAGGACGCTACCCTCCAAGATTCAACCAGCAAAGTACTCCAGAACATACCTCAGGGTATATTTGTAGGGTAGTTGATTCATGTCCGATCCCAAAGATAAATGGTCCCAGCCGGCAGCACCCCCGCCTCCCATGTTCTTTGGGAAAAAGGAGCGAGACCTTGTTAAGCAGGTCAATGATGAGCTTGCCGAACGGGTATTGGGGCAAACGATTGCCTATTATCCCGTATCACTGGAGGATACCAACTTTCACAACGTATATGGGGAAGCTGTCAACAAGATAATGCTCCCGCCAGTGCGAGTTTACGCCTATGTCGTCGTAGAGAACGAACAAAGCAACGAAAAATATGGTTATGAGTATAAAACCAAATTAACTGTGAACTTTCACCGACGTCGCTTGGTGGAAGATCAAGATCTTTTCGTCCGTCCCGGGGATTTTGTGCAATATGGCGAGGAATTTTATGAAATCGCGCGTACCTATAACAATACTCGCTATTACTTTGGACAAGTCGAGCATATTTTCCAGGTGAGTGCAGAATGTATCAAGTCGAGAAGAGGTAATTTCCATGTCGCGAAGTAAAAAAACACAAGCAGAACTCCAGGATAAGATCCCAAGGCGGTTTTCCCACGTCGGAGACAAGAAAGTTGAGGACGGCTTGCAAGTAATTGAATTTATGTCTTCGACACTAGAAACAATCGACGGCGCAATGATGGACTTCTTGACTAATGATTTAGACTTATTTGTAAGCACAAACGAGGGTTTTAACCGTGTTCCGCCCCTGTGGGTGACAGCTGAACGTGCTTTTCAGATCAAGAATAACAAAGACTTACGTGATGACGAGGGAACTTTGATCCTTCCCTTGATGACTCTTACTCGAACTAACGTTACCAAGGACCCGACGTTCAAGGGTACCGTCTATGCAAACCTTTATCCGTACCCGGACTCCAAAGGTGGCACAATTACGGTGGCACGCCGTATTAATCAGAAAAAGACAGCAGAGTTTCAAAATGCGGCCGCCAATCGTCGGTATGGCCCCGACAACAATGTTCGCTCCAAGATGTACAACAGCAGCCACCGGGACATGACGACTCAGCGTGTGGTGTATGAAACTATGACAATTCCTCTTCCCACCTGGGTTAAAGTTCAATATGATGTATCCCTACGGACTGAGTATCAACAGCAGATGAACCAGATGATTCAACCTTTCGTTACGGTATCTGGTAATTCGCGTATGCCAAAGCGTATCCACAAAGAGGGTCACTACTATGAAGTATTTATTGACGGCGGCTTCCAGAATAATGCTAACCAAAGCAACCTTGGTATGGCTGAGCGAAACTACGAAACTAATATAAGTATCGAGGTTTTAGGATACCTAATTGGAGCTGGTGAGAACGAAAAACGACCCCAAATTGTAAAGCGGGAAAATGCTGTCGAATTCAAGTTTTCTAGAGAGCAAACAATGTTCGGGGACATCCCCACCACAGTGAAGGATGCCTTTTATAGAGAATAATAACAACGGGGTATTCTGTTGCGAGGGCCTCGTACTATTTATAATAAGAATATCTCAGGTTTAGGAGACCAAGTCTTATGTCAGTGAAGAATTACAGATTCGTATCCCCCGGAGTCTTTGTCAACGAAATTGACAACTCCCAAGTGCCTGCCTCTCCCGCAGGTGAAGGCCCGGTCATCATCGGCCGCGCCGAAAAGGGCCCTTCAATGCGCCCCATCACAGTCAATTCCTTTTCGGAATTTGTGAATGTATTCGGCGCCCCCGTTCCTGGCGGAATGGGCGGCGACGTATGGAGAGAAGGCAATCAAGTCTCTCCCATGTACGGTACCTATGCTGCACAGGCTTACCTCCGCAACAGTTCTCCTCTAACTTATATCCGATTGCTCGGCGAAGAGAGTCCCGCAGCTTCCGGCGCTGGCTTGGCCGGCTGGAACTCTGCAACAGGAATCACCGGCGCCGTCGGTCTCTTTGTCTTTGAAAACACCAACGCGCTCACTACATCTCTCAGCACGCCGGGCACTGCCAGCGGCGTCCTCGCAGCTATTTTCTACACCACGGCCGCGGACACCAACGCCATGTTGAGTGGCACAGTCTATGGCGCCGGAAGCGCGGTGAACTCAGCCTCCATGGGTTTCAATACTGCCTTCGAATCCACCGGGGCATCCTATAGTTTTACGGGCTTGATTTCGGCCTCCGCAGGGGTGAGTGTTAAAACTAGCTTCAACTTTGATCGAACTTCTGAGTACTATATCCGCAAAGTCTTCAATACTAACCCGCAGCTAACCAATGGTATTACAACGGATCCCTCGATTCAAGTCAACTACTTCTTGGGCGAAACTTTCGATCAGCATCTTGCAGACAACATTACGGAAGCCGACTGTTTTGCTGCCATGATCCCTCTGGTGTCAGGCAGCGAGCATGGCGGCAATCATCAATCCCCCGCCGTGGGAGGCCAGACGCCGCAGATTATCGCTCAGGATTTATCGTCTGTAACTAGTAGCTACGTGGCCGCTAACGCACAGAAGCTAATGAAGTTTGTTACTACCAATAACTATGGTGATTGGACAAACCGAAACCTCAAGATTTCCATTCAGGATATCAAAGTTTCGACCAATGAGAGTAGCCCCTATGGTAGCTTTACTGTTATGATTCGCCATCTTAACGATTCTGACAATGTGGTCCGCATTCTGGAAGTATTCACTAATTGTGATTTGAACCCCAATTCTCTTAACTATATCGGCCGCAAGATTGGTACACAGTATCAAACATGGGTCGCCGCCGAACGTCGTTACCGCACTCAAGGCGCGTGGCCTAATGTTTCCAAGTATATTCGCGTTGAACTCAACAGTGATCTCGACGCCGGTAGTTTGGACGCCGAATACCTTCCCTTTGGTTGGCTCGGAATGGTCAAATATAATGATGCAAACTTCACCGGCTCAGCGAAAGCGAGCAACTGGGTAACATCGTCGATCGCCTTACCGCACTATAGCGCGTCCCACCCGGAGAGCGGCTCCGACCACGACCATGGCCTCGTGAAATTCCAGGATTACCGTACAACTGCCACTGCTAGTATCAACCTCATCTACCCGGCTCCTGCCATGCGCCTTAGCGCGTCCGACGGCGGCCTAACCAATGAGACAGATGCATATTTTGGATTTAGAACAACCCGTTCCCCCGGCTCCAGTCGTTTCGCTGCCTCGGTCGCAGACCTCTTGCGCCCCCGCGGCGGCCTCGTAGGAGAGTTCGCCCCCCCCGCCTCGTCGTCCGAACGCAGTGTAACCTTCTCTTTGGACGACATCGGCCCCATCAGCGGTTCAGGAGACCCATTCGGCTCACTCAGCACAACTGTATGGGCTCAAGGCCTCCGCGCGACTGGGTCGTCATGGACCGCACGCAGCGGCTCCACAGTAGGTGTCCTCAACGCAGGCTACGATCGGTTCACGGTCCCAGTATACGGCGGCTACGACGGCCTCGACATTACTGAGATGGATCCGTTCCGTAATAGCTTTATTGACGACAGCACTAACGAGAATCTTAACTATGCACGCGCCACTATCAAGCGCGCCATCGACTCCATCGCCGATCCAGAAGTGGTCCGCATGAACCTGGCTTCGATCCCGGGCTGCACAGATGACGGTCTCACTTCGCACCTTCTTCAGACTTGTGAAGATCGAGCTGACTCCTTGGCAGTTATTGATATCGCCGGCGGATTTACACCGCGCGCAGAAGGACGTACACTTGTTCGTAACAACACAGCAGGTGCCCTTGCTACGCTAATGACTAATCTGAGAACCCGTGGTATTAACAGCTCTTATGCTTGTACTTTCTATCCCTGGCTCCGTGCCCGAGATTCTATCAATGGCGCGATACTATGGGTTCCCCCCTCAGTTGCTGCCCTTGGTACATTCTCAAGCTCGCAGAAGAAAACCCAGGTTTGGTTTGCACCCGCCGGCTTCAACCGCGGCGGACTGACCGAAGGCGCTGCAGGAATTCCCATCGTCGACGTTTCGCACCAGCTGCGACGTATTGACCGGGATAACTTGTACAGTGCCAACATCAACCCGATTGCTAAGTTCCCGAGTGAAGGCATCGTGGTCTTCGGACAGAAGACACTTCAGGTAACACCCTCTGCACTCGATCGCATCAATGTGCGTCGAATGATGATCTTCGTCAAGAAGCGCATCTCGCAGATCGCTGCCAACCTTTTGTTTGACCCGAACGTGACTCAGACTTGGCTCCGCTTCACATCCCAGGTCAACCCTTTCTTGGCTAATGTCAAGACAAACTTTGGCCTGACTGACTACAAGGTGGTCCTTGATGACACAACTACAACCCCGGATTTGGTGGATCGCAACATTATGTATGCACGAATCTTCCTGAAGCCGGCCCGTGCAATCGAGTTCATTGCGATTGATTTCAACATCACACGTACCGGAGCATCGTTTGACGACTAATAATGTGGGAGGTTTTAATCTCCCCCACTACTTAACTTTAGAACTTATGAGGAGACTATAAGAATGCCATTTTGGACCAGCGCACTATCCGAGCCGAAGAGATCACATCGCTTTTTGCTTTACTTCCCTAACCTAGTTAGTCAGGACGGAGAATTTTCATATCAACCGTATCTTGCGAAAGATGTGACAAAGCCCGCATACGCGGTTACTACTACTCCTCACAAGTTTCTGGGTAACACCTACCACTACCCCGGTAGCGTTACGTGGGGCCCAGTCACAGCCAATATTATCAATGCGGTTAATCCCGATGGCAATCAAATCCTCTATGATGCTCTAATCAAGTCTGGTTACCTCTTACCTCCCACTCAGCTGGAAGCATTTGACAACCCAGCGCAGGCACCCGGTACTGTCAACAAGGCCATGGCCATTGATGCACTTGGCAACGTGGTGATCCACGAGCTTAGTGGTCAGGGCGGACTCGTTGGCGAGTGGACCTTGCAGAATTCGTTCATTACGGACGCCAAATTCGGCGACCTAAGCTATGACAATGATAATCTCCTTAACATTACTCTCTCAATCCAGTATGATTGGGCTGAGTACTCCGCTGGCCCAGCCATTGCTGCATCGACGGAGCCCTAAGCTTTAGAAAGAAGGTACTAAATGGGAAGTAGGAATAATTCATCGCGGACACGCTCTCCAAAGGGCGACGCGAATCCCCCACCATCTGCAACCAAAACCGATAATGGTTTATTTTCGTTTGTTACACCCACTGAATTTGTGGAGATACCATCAGGCGGAAAGTATTATGCAGAAGATCATCCTCTCCACGGGATCGACACAATTGAAATTCGTCACATGACGGCCAAAGAAGAAGACATTCTTACTTCCGAAACACTTATTCGCAAGGGATTGGCGATCAATCGTCTCCTACAGGCGGTTATTATGGATCCTGCCATTGAAGTGGAATCACTATTGATTGGCGATAAGAATGCTCTCTTGGTGGCCACTCGTATTACTGGCTTCGGCCCAGTATATGAAACAAGGGTGAGCTGCCCGGGCTGCAGCGAAGAAGTAACCCAGGAGTTTTTGCTCGATGAGCTAACCCATGTGACTCCGGGCGAAATGCCCAAGGGTGTGACGGTTAATGATGCCAATAACTTTGTCTTTGAGTTACCCACCACCAAGATCACGGCCGAAGTCAAACTGCTTACAACTGCTGATGAACGCGCCCTAACCGAAGCAACGGACAAGAAAAAGAAATTGAATCTTCCAGCTTCACGCAGCACTGACTTGCTCAAGTCTGTGATTATTTCCCTAAACGATCAGACAGATCGTGGAGATATTGATAAGTTTGTAAGCCTGATGCCATTGCGGGATGTATCCCATCTGCGCAAGGTATATGAAAAAATTAAACCTGATGTCGATGTATCATATGAGTTCTCCTGCGAACATTGTGATCACATTGGAAAGGTGGTGATGCCTTTGACATCACAGTTTTTTTGGCCTAACGCCTGAATATCAAGAATCCGTTTATGAGGAATTTTTTGCTCTAAAGCATTATGGAGGATGGTCATTTGTCGAGGCCTATAACCTTCCTATCCCCCTGCGCCGTTGGTTCGTCGAGCGCCTTGTTAAAGAATATAAGAAGGAAGATGAGTTATATAAACAAGCAAGCCGCAGTTCATAGCTGCAGCTTTTTGTTTTGGGACTAATTACATAATGAGGGAATCACCATGAGTGAAATTGTAAAAGATATAGTTTATTTGAATAACCTAGACGACCGATTGACTGAGGGCGGCGTCCTTAGTAAGTTCGCAGGGCAGGCTCGCCAAGCACTTTTAAGTCTATATTATGGCGGCCTCATCTCGAGCCCGCTGCGTCTGAGCGGCAACAGCGCTCAGATTAACGCTTTTATGAAGACCCTTAACTCTGAAAAAGGTTATATGGATTCCTATATGAAGCATGGCCTGAGTGACGCCCGCACGATGTCTAGCCGCTCGGATCTAATGACAGCCGTTAAGAAATTTGAAACTGAAACGGGGCTTCGCTGGCCCTTTAAGAATTAGAGGATTCAATTAGATGTCGACAGAAGAGAGAGACGCTAGGAAGCAGGCCGAAGCAGCTGAAGCTCTAGAAAAGGCCCTCGAGAAGCTCGAGCGACAAGCACAGCAGACCCAGAAAAGTTTGCAGACATCGCTTCAGTTACCTGAAGCCGAGGGGCTCGCTGAACAACTGGAACAGGTATCTCAGTCTTTAGATAAGCAGATAGAAACGCGCGGCGAGCTGTTAGAGATGCTGCAGAGCTTGACAGCGCAGCAGGCTCGACAGACCGAGGGGTCGTCCGCGGCTGCCGCAACTGATAAAAACCTTGCTGCCGTCAGGCGATCTTTAGCTGCCGCCAACAGAGAGCTAGCCGCCACAATGAATCAAAATGGCGACGCGGCCGCCCACTTTAGCGAGGTCATAAACTCTCTTAATGATGGCAGCTTGGCTCCGATGTCCGGCAAAATTGCTGCAGCCAAGAAGTCATTTGATGAATTCAATACCACTGTGCAGGCCGGCGCCGAAGAGGCTACCTCCCTCCGACAGTCTGTGTTTGGCCTGAGCGAAGGGCCGCTGAAGAGTCTGGCGGACCGGTTGTCTCAAGGAAAGGGAGGGTTCAAGGGGTTCGCCAGTGAAGCATTAAAAGGCAAGGTGAATATGAAGGCCCTTGGCACAGGAATTGCTGAGATTGCACAGGATAGTCTCAAATTTGCGCTCGAACAAGACAAAGTTTTTGCGGCCTTCCGCAAGTCCACCGGCGCTGGAAAGGAATTCAACCAGATGATTAAGAGCGGCGAAGAAGCTGGCCGTTCGTACGGCGTAACCCTCGGAGAAGCCTCCGCAGCTGTTGGCGCACTAAAGAATACCTTTACGGAATTTACATACTTAGCCCCTAACGTCCAGAAGGATATTATGGACACAACCCTTGTCCTCGGCGAGATGGGACTCGGTGCCCAGACCTCTGCGGACTTCTTCCAGATCGCTCACACCAGTATGGGAATGGGCCTTCAAGAAACAAACCAGGCTATGCTCGATCTCGCAGCAACCGCTCAAGGCCTGGGTGTGGATGTCAATAAGATGGGGCAAGACTTCGTAGCAAATCGGGAGATCCTCTCGCGTTATGGCTCTAAAGGCGTGGAAGTCTTCAAAGACATGGCCGTTCAAGCCAAAGCCACCGGGATTGAGGTGGGAACCCTTATTGGCTTCGTCGATCAATTCAAAACCTTTGATCAAGCTGGTACATCTGTCGGCCGCCTGAACGCCATCATGGGCGGCCCCTTCCTTAACTCGATCGATATGCTAAATGCATCGATGGAAGATCCAGTGGAAGGCATTCGAATGATGAAGTCGGCTATTGACCAAGCCGGCATCTCCGCTGAGAACCTCTCAGGCGCCGAGGTGATGGCTTTTTCTGATGCTCTCGGCCTCTCGGCCGAAGACACCCGCAAGATGCTCTCAGAGAGCAGTGAGCAGCTGGACAAACGCACCATGGATATGAAGGAGGCAGCGGACCAAACCATGAAGATGCAGTCGGTCAATGAGAAACTGGCAAACGCCTTTAAGCAACTTTATCTAGATGCCGAGCCTTTCTTGACAAACTTTATTATTCCCCTTGTTGACAAATTTGCGTCGCTGATGAAGTGGCTCGGCGATGCTGATAGCAGTATGTCCTCGCTCGGCCGTACAGCGATCTTCGTGGCCACCGCGTTCGCCGCACTCATGATGGCCGTCCCCGGCATGCAACCCTTTGCCGCGGCTTCACTCGCAATTTTAGGAGGCCTCGCAGTCGCCAAGGTTGGTACGGCCGAACCCTCCGAAGGCAACCTCCCCAAGCCCACCAGCCTCAAGGGCTACTCCCAAGGCGGCCGCCACACAGCCACCCGGGCCAGCCGACAGATTGCCGGCACAGCCAGCGCTCCTCGTAGCTCTTCTGTAGGTGTCGTGGGTGAAAACGGCCCCGAGCTGGCGGAACTGGGCACTGCCGCACAGGTATCAACAGCCTCGACGACAGAACGCCTCACAAGGGCGATGGAAAATATGAGTTCTGCACTAGGTAGGTTACCGGATGGTGGTCAAGGCGGGGATACCCATCTGGCAGTTAGCATAGCCGGCGAAAAGATTGAAGAATTGGTTATTAAGTCCCTTCGATCTCCGCGAGCCCGTAATGCACTAGGACCCTTCGTGGTCTAAGGAGGGTATAGAATGTCACAGTTATTCCCAGGTCTTTTAACACACAGCGAATATCTCATTAAGTTTGAACATATTCCCACGGGTAAAATGGTTACTTTCCCTGGATGGGTTACACAGTTTGATGATCAGTATAACTCGGAATGGAACTCTACACCAACTTACGGTCGGATGGACCCTCTAGCCACATTCCAGCGCACATCTCGAGTCATTAGTTTAGGTTTTGATGTGGTGGCGGCTAATGTTGTTGAGGCGCGCACCAATCTAGACAAGATCTCCAAGTTCGTGCGGTTCTTATACCCCACATATATGGGCAACGAAAGAGAAGCACAAAATACCTTATCGGGTGGCCCTCTCCTGGGGTTTAAGTGGACCAATCTAGTGAGCGACAAAGGCAGATCGCCCGGTGGGATGCTTTATGGATATACTAGTGGCTTTACATATTCTCCGAATGTGGCCGATGGTGGCTTCTTGACTGATCCGGGCGTTGTACAGACCAACAACGCCGCCGCAGAACTCGCGCGCCCAATCCCCGCGGGTATGAGCGATGCAGCTAAAGCCCATGTGGCTGAACAAAAGCAAGGAGTCCGCAACCGGCTGAACAAATCGTCCTCCTTCATCCCTAAAACGGTAGGAATCAGCTTACAGTTCAACGTACTTCACACTCATTTGATGGGGTGGAATGATGGGCGCTTTGGGGGCACAGATAGCACCAACCTTCAATTCCCCTACATGCCCAATGTAGCAACGGATCCCGCATCGGGCGTGGCACCCGGTGATGAACTACTCAATAGCGCTGGTGAGTCCGTAGGGTTTACCAATGACACTTTGCGTAATTTAGCACCTGAGGTTGACGCAGCCCAGAAGAAGGCCCTGGAATAAATAATGGGCAATCGTTATGCAAACCGACGCATTCTAATAAATAATGAGGATCTTTATGCAAAGTCCCTCGAAAGGCGACGCCTGCGTAAGATACATCAGTATGATACTGCGCATCTAAACTATCCTACAATCAATGAGATTAAGAATCTTACACGTGTCCAGCACATCTGGAGGACCGGGGATCGCTATTATAAGCTCGCAGTTCAATATTACGGAACCACTGAGCACTGGTGGATTATCGCGTTTTATAACCAGCGTCCCACTGAGGCCGACGTTAAAGTGGGAGATGTTGTTTACATTCCGCTGCCTCTAGAACGCATCATACAGCATTTGGGCCAGTAAGACATGTCACGCGCCTCCGACGTATTCTCATCATCCGGCAACAACGTCGAGTACACACCAGGAAAACATAAACTTCATGACGCCGTGAAGAAATGGGCCGATACCCTGTGCACTCAATTAGGGTATGAGAAGGTCATAAGAAACCCGGGCGACTATTTTCTGATTGAGTCAGTTACTGAGGACCTCAAAAAAATAGGTTTTTTGCCTCCCGGCGGAAACCTTTACGCCGACGCCCACGCGCGCGAGGGTAAAAAGGTCGAAGAGTTGATCTCAAAAACCCTGTTTTCGTTTGATAATGTGGATGAACGCACTAGGGAACTGGAGGGTGTCTTCTTTGGTTGGACTGCCTTTGTCGTCGGCGAGGTCACCGCTCAGAGCCCGTCCCAGAATACAGGAGGCCGCGGCAACCTCCTCCTCGGCCGCTACATGAGGACCCATATCTGGAAGTTCCGCACAAAGCTCCCCCCGACCGCCACGAAAGCTCAAAGAGCCGGCGCGGGCATCTTTGCAAAAAAATGGGGTTCCAGCGGGGCGATCGCAACGTATATGCGCGAGGTCAAGGAGGATGGCAGAGACGAGGGCAACCCAGGAATTGAGAGCCTCAAAAAACTCGCCACGTACTATAAATTTTTCTGGAGGGAAGACATGGACTACCTCCAGCTTCGCAAAGACCTCTTCCGCGGCGGCCAAACTACAAACGCGCAGCAGAAGATCTCGGAGGGGACACACGAAGGTCAAGGGGGGGAACTCTCCGGCGGCTTCTTCCACCAGTACGCGAAGGCATTTGTAGCGCTTCGCAATTATGCTGAGACTTTAGGATGGTACTCACAAGAGTGTGTGGACAAAAAGGCTGAAGAGCTTTCACAACAGCTCAAAGAGATCCTGCCTAGTAAAATTAAAAAACGAGACACGCTGCTGGCCCGCAACCCGGTCGTCTCGGCCCTCACCAACGACAAGCCCGTACCCAGGCCCGACCCCATACGCAACTTATCTCCCTTCGACTTCCAGTGCTTTTTGATTGAAAATGTTGTTCATCTTTCCGACTTGCACAAGACTCGCAAATACACCAATCTTATTAAGTTGTCAACGGGCAATGACCCCGGCACTGTCTTGTCTCGGATTAATCATGGCAACCAGACGCACGAGGTGAAACAGCTTATGAGTTTATGCCCCGAGGCATACGCCCTGCTGGTACCATCGATCAAAATATATCGTGTGGATTACAACAAAGAAAACCCCACGAAACCCATCAGCGAACAAGAACTTCATATTCCCAATTTTATAGACCCCCAGGATATTAAAGATATGTTAAGCGCCGGCGGCGGTCGATCCAAGGGTTATGGTCTCAAATCTTTTAACTGGTCCCTAGCCGGAGTTCAACCGGCTGCCGTAGACAATAATATTACAGCTACCATGACATTTTATTTCCAGACAATTGGGGATCTATTTCAAGGGCAGCGCGCAGCCGGCCAAGCAGAGGCGAGCCCTCTCGATCTTATCATTTCGTCTCGAGCCTCTGAAATTGTGCGGAAGAACAAAACGGAAGAAATAATCAGCTCTAAGCCTCGTAACTGCGGGATGTTGAGGAATACCATCAATCAAGAGTATGATGGCGCCAGCTTTCGTATCAAGGCCACAATTGGGTGGAATATGCCCACTAATTTTGCTAGTGCCTTCCCTTCTTATAATGAAATTGTACCGGGTACGAAGAAATCCAAAGGAACTTTGATTACTGAGGCCCTCCGCCACACCAAAATGAGTCTTTTTTTACAACAGACTCGCCATATGTTGGACTTCAAAGAGAATGGATCAATTGAACTAAGCATTGATTACCAGGCAGCCCTCTCGGGTATTCTTAAGGAGGAGAAAGCCAACATTCTCGCCACGGACAAAACTTTCTTCGAAGATGAAATCAAAGGATATCGCCGGCAGATCGAGGTTGTGAAGGACTCTAATTTCGCCCTCGGAGGAGGAACAGATGTCCGCACATCAGAACAGGAAGGCCTCAAAGACGATCGTGTTAAAGAGCTTCTCGAACAGATTGAACAGCTGCAGGTACAGAATCGAATGTTTCAATATAAGAAATTCTTGCAAAAACTATATGAAAAGAATAATGTTTATAACATCGCAGTGCCACCGGCAGAACTATTGATACCACAATGGAAAGACATGACGGCTAAACAACGTGCCGCTCGCGCAAAACGGCGCCTATCTCCGAATGAAGCTGAACGAGGCTTCTTCAATGTGGATCTCGAAAGTACAAGTGCCAATAACTCTTTTGATACAACTCTTCTTAAGGCAGTAGAAACCGCTAGTAAAGAGCCCGGAAAGACCAAAGACGAATTAGAAAAGCAAGCAAGCAACAACGCCGATCGGTTTAAAAGTTTTTCCCTCAATAATGAAACAATAATGATCCCCTATTTTTATCTAGGGGATCTGTTGGATCTTGTTTTGGAGACTTTACCCGGGTATGATGACGGTGAAAAGTTTCTTTTCTTCCTCTCCGAAATTGAGTTACTCAATCCTCTGTTAGCTTTTCAAGTAAAGAACCTGGGAGAAGTTTTGTGCACGGATAAACTGAACGATGCTAAGTTTATCTCAGCCCTCCGCAACTCCGACCCCACCCGGTTTAGTAACATCACTAAACTTCAAAACATTATTAACATTGGCGATATCCCCATCTCGCTGGACGCTTTTACAGTATGGTTTAAGGACAATGTTATCAAGAAAGACATAGACAATTATTACTTTTTACATTTTGTCAAGGACGTTTGCTCTCAGCTAATATCTAATGCTCTGCGCGGCGACTGCTTCGGCGACGCTGTCAAATTTGATATTCGCTTCGACGCGGCCCAAGTTCATCTTCGCACGGGCCTCAAGCCTGGGGTGCCCACCACAGTGAAAGCGTTAGCCACTAAGAAGCAACAAACGAGTACGAATAGCCACCCAAAAGAGACAATCCCGGCCCTCATTATTTATTCTACAGATGCAAAGCCCAAATCTCGCCGCGGCAACTTCGACGCTGATCTGAAGGTCGGGATATATCACCACTATGTGGGATCCGCTTGCAGTATAGTTAAGAGTATCAACTTTCAAAGAGAAGACCAACCGTATTTACGAGAAGCAAAGATTCAAAAGCAGGGCGCCCTCAATGCCACACAGCTCCGTGAGCTATATAGCGTCAATCTGGATCTGATTGGGAATACTCTTTATAGGAACGGCCAGTATATTTACGTGGACCCCACAATGGTTGCTGGTAATCCAACCTTGGCTCGCATGTTAGGTATTAGCGGCTACTATATGGTGACATCCGTCGACCATAAGATTAGCGACGCCGGCTATGATGTTAAGATCCGCGCCCTCCAAGAGGGAATCAGCTTTGATGAAAATTCTCAAGCTCTTTCTGTCCAGTTCCTTGATGGTGCCATGGAAGGAGTTCCGACCTGGACTCTGCCCGAGATCACGGCGGAGCAGCTCGATATGATGGGCGGCGACGCAGCAGACGCGGCCGTCGATGCAGTTGGCACCGGCGCCGCGGCTTACGCTGAGGAACTCAAAGAAGCCTTCACAACCAAGTTCGCTACACTTACGGACGACGAGCTTAACTGGGACGACGCTTTGGAGGTCGCCAAGATGTTCACCGGTGCCGACGATCTTGTCCTTCAGACCAAGGCGCAGTACAAAGCAGCCAAGGCCACCTGGGACCAGTGGCTGACAAATCGGACCATCCAAGCCCCTGGCGAAGAAGAACTCCCGGGAGCAGAATAAATTATGGCAGATTCATTTGATTATACCCCTAACGACTTGATAAACCCGATCGGTGCCAATAACCTTTCGTCCTTCGCACTGTATTATCAACGTACTCTGTACGAAGAGAAAATATATCCGTCCACGGCTGCATGGCCCATTGAACTATGGTATGAGAAACAGCTTTATGGCAAGGTCGACCGGTTACAAAACACTGTTCATACGACAGGCCCCGCGCTGCAGCCCATCTTGGCCGCAAATGTTCCTAATCTGTTTGCCCTCGGCCCGGTCGTCCTCGCCTTTGAGGCCTTTGCACAACACATGCGCAAAGCTAATATTATGTCCGTCGCCTCCGGTCGCGGCAACCCTAAGATGTATGACATCCAAGCCCATCGGGCATTTATGAATCCGATAGAAAAGTACAACGCCTATCTACAGGGGGTATACCAGGTTTATTATGATCTTTTCACGCCTGAACAAAACCAAAAGGTCTTGGCGTTCCCTTCGTTTGTGGAAGATTATAAGGCTTACCTTCTGGGAGTGGTAAGGACATACCCTATCACTCAGACCAACTTTTTTCTCACTCCTAATATCAGCCCCTTCGCTACTGGCCTTGCTATCAGTATTGATAGCGGCGATTGTGGAGATGATAATTATAAATATGTTAATTATCTGAACGATCCGAACTATGATTTCTATACAAAAGCTGCTAAGAAGTTTGGCTTTATCGTGAATCGCAATGCCCCATGGATCCTGTGGGCGGACATATTCAGTAGCGCTTTTTTGGTAAATCTGCAATATTACTATCTTCCGGACGCCCCTCAAGCTGTTAATAAAGATACCTTTTTTGAATCTTTTTATACGCCTACCTGGCGCAGCGACATCGCCCGCCTCCGCAGCGCATTTGTGGATAGTTATAATACCTTAGTCTATCGGAAGCCTTATGCCGAAGTCTTCCCGCAGGCAATGGTCGCTCCTGGTGTTACCCACTTTGAACAAAACTGTATGTTACGAAAGGTCAATAGACTTCGGCCACCCATCAGCGAAGTGGGAATTGAAAAGGTGCTCACCGACAAGTTCATGATTGATTTCTATATTGAGTTACGGCAAGCGGAAGCCTCTACCAGTCAAGTCAACCCCGAAGAGGTCCGCATGTATGCCTACGAACGATATCGAAATCAGCTCAATAATAACTTGACAAAGATGGAGAATGCTGTAGAATATATAAATAGTGTATATTCTTCTTATGTCTACAGCGTCCAGAATTTGGCTACTGCCATCCCTGACCTTCTTTCGGTGGCGTCCGCCCCACGCCGCGGCAACATATAATTATAGCAGGCGAGGTACCCATGCTGTTTCAGCCCTTGGACTATAAGTCTGATTGTAAAGGTTATTATGCGTCGGGCGTGATTTATTCTCAAGCTCCGGTTCCTATTGCGGGCACCACGTGGGATTACTCCCGCCATTTACACGCCGCCGGCCCTTATGAGATAGCTCGTCTCTATGCACAGGGCGCGACTTTAACCGACGCATGTCCACCGGAGCTAACCGAACAGTGGGAAGCCATCAAGGCTCAGCTAGGAGCTTGCTTCCGAGCCTTCAATACTAGTCACCTTTCGCTGGAGGAGAATTGTCTATATGATATGATACCTCAGTATTTCCTCTATCAATACATGGAGACAATGTCGAAAATTACTGATCATGTAATAGTAACAACCGAGCGCCCTAAGAATTATGACTTTATGTATAATCTGATTGAAATGCTCCAGAGTATTAGAGAACGTTCTTTGAATATAGATGTGGGACCCATCCGACATTTGCTTAGCTCAGTTCGTGGCAAGAACTTTCATCGTACCATACAGACAGTGCGGCCCATCTGCGATTATAATCCATGGGGAACCATTACTGGGAGGTTGGCAACACAACCACGAAGCTTTCCTATCCTTACCATGAACAAGGAGTTTCGCGCATGCATTAAACCAAAGAACGATTGGTTTGTGGAGTTTGACTTCAACGCAGCAGAATTGAGGACACTTATTGCTCTCACCGGAGAGGAACAACCCCAAATCGACATTCACGAATGGAACCGCAAGAATATTTATCGTAATACTGGATCGAGAGAAGATGCAAAGAAGAGAATCTTTGCTTGGATGTATAATTCTAAGTCAGAAGATTATCTTTCTAACCGGGCTTATGATAAAGAGACAGTTAAAAACAAGTATTGGGATGGGTCCAGAATTGAGACAGATTATGGCAGAGCAATAGAGAACGTAGACGAGCATCATGCTCTCAATTACATCGTGCAGAGTACCACAATCGATATGGTGCACGAACAGGCGTATAAAGTCTACGAGTTGCTGAAGGGGAAGAAAAGCCACATTTCATTTTTGATCCACGACGCTGTGTATATCGACCTCGCCGATGAAGATCGATATGAATTACTGAATTTGCTTGACACGTTCCAAAAAACAAGGTATGATGTATTCAAGGTCAATGTCTCAGCTGGCAAGAACCTGGGAGAAATGAAGGAACTAAAGTTATGAAGAAGATTTATCAAAAGTTAATCAGGGATCGTATCCCCGGAGTGATTGCAGACGCAGGCAAGTCCTTCGCCACACGTAAAGCATCAAAAACAGAGCTGATGGATTATGCTATGAAGAA